CCCGAAACCATGTTTCGCCATGAACTAGAGCACGTTTACCAGCAGATCCGTGATGGCCGGTTTTTGTTTTACCTGAAATATATCTATTATTCGTTGCGCTACGGCTATGAATCCAACCCGTATGAGGTCGAGGCTTACGAAAGAATGCACTATCCCTTACAAGCCAGCGAGGAGCAGGCGTTATGGAGCTTAAGAGAAAACTCAACGCATTAGCCAAGAGAATGAATCCCCAGGTCGAGGCAATGAACGTGCAGCATGAGATTTCGAGTCACGTTCAACGCATTGGAGAACTCATTGACTACGCACAGCAGAAGATCGACCGGGCCGAGGAACGAATAAAAAACAAGGAAAAGACTACCGGACAGGCCGCAGACGAGCGCAACAAGGCCAATGCACAGGCGCAGCTCGACCAGCAGAACGCCGAGAGTGATGCGAATCTTGCCGATCAGAAGGAGTCGTTTGACGAGCGGAATGCTCTAATGGCGAAGTCCGAGAAACCTCCTCCCGAGGCGAGCTCCGAGACTGACCCGCAGGGTGAGGAAGCGGCATGAGAAAAGGATGCCTTTGGATAATCGCAGGTTTCACGCTGATCCTGATTGCTATGGCGCTTTTTACTTTGTATGGATTCATGTTCGGGCCGGGGTTTGATCCATAGTGCCGGGCGAGAATCTACAGAAACTCAATAAATCGGAGCTGGCTCAACTTCGGGGCATCGTGAGGAAGGTGTACGCCCAAGAACAGGGCATGAGCATCGAGGAGGCGAAGGTCAGTTGGGACGATCGCGAATGCGACAAGCTGATTGATTCCCTGCTGCCGGCGACCGTCGAAAGACTCAAAGAGATGGGCGAGAGCAGAGGATTTCTTACCTCAAAGAAATTTTTCTTACCCGGCAAGATCCTCGATCACAACGGCAAGGCGATAATGAAAGAGGATGACTGACTTTCACTACAAGCCTGACGGCGCGACCCTCAAGCAGTACATGAAGGATGATGATTTTTTCCGTGGCATACGGGGACCAGTCGGTTCCGGCAAGTCGGTCGGTTCCGCCGTCGAAGTGTTCCGCCGGGGGCTCATGCAAGCCCCGAACGAGAAGGGCATAAGACGGTCTCGATGGGGCGTGATTCGTAATACCGGCCCACAGCTCAAAACCACGACTATCAAGACCTGGCTGGACTGGTTTCCCGAAGCTGAGTACGGCCCCTTTCGATGGGGCGTGCCGTTCACTCATCACATCATGGTCGGTGATCTTGATATGGAAGTGATCTTTCTGGCACTCGACTCCGAGGAAGATATAAGAAAACTTCTGTCGCTGGAGCTGACCGGGATATGGCTAAACGAAGCAAGAGAGATGCCGAAGTCGATTATCGACGCCTGCACTATGAGGGTGGGTCGTTTCCCCTCGATGAGAGAAGGCGGGCCAAGCTGGTACGGAGTGATCGCGGATACCAATGCACCGGAGGACGATCATTGGTGGCCGATTATGAGCGGCGAAGCGCCGATCCCCGAGTTCATGCCACCACAGGAAGTGTTGATGCTGAGGAAGCCCGAAGGCTGGAAATTCTACACACAGCCCGCGGCGATGGTTGAGGAAAAGAACATCGAGGGCGACGTGGTTGGCTACCACATGAGCGAGCTGTCTGAGAACAGCAACAACCTGACGCCGGATTACTACACCAAGATCATCACAGGTAAGAAAAAAGACTGGATCGACGTTTACATTATGAATCGGCTCGGTACGGTGTCCGAGGGCAAGGTGATCTACCCCGATTTCAACGATCAGGTGCACATCTCGAAGGAAGAAATAGGCGTGGCCGCTGGTCGAACGCTGTACGTTGGCCTCGATTTCGGCTTTCACCCTGCTGCTGTGTTCGCACAACGCTTCGGCCGCGGCCAATGGAACATCATTGACGAGATTGTGGCCGACGATTTATCAACACCGGCCTTCGCACGCGAGATTAAAGCCAAACTGAAGGAGCTCACCACCGATGACAGGCAAGAAATTAGAATATATGGAGACCCCGCAGGCGACCAGCGCACGCCAGGTCGCGAGGACAAAGCAACTTCCTTCAAAATTCTCAAAACAAATGGTGTCATCGCCCGCCCCGCACCGTCGAACGACCCGACCACGCGCATCGAGGCCGTCAAACAGGTGATTGACCGCATGATTGATGGTCGGCCTGCCCTTTTGGTCTCTCCCAAATGCGTAACCCTGAAGAAAGGCTTCACATCGGGCTATTGCCGACGCAGGATTAACTCAAAAGGGCCGCCACGCTACGAGGAACGCGCCAACAAGAACAAATATTCACATCCACACGATGCTTTGCAGTATCTATTGCTTGGCGCCGGGGAGGGCAGGACATTAACGCAAGGACAAACCAATCAGAAGGCGAGGGGCAATGCGAAGAAGAAATGGCCGGTGTTCGGAGCGAAGCGAAGGCGCGCCAAGACTTCCCAACGCACAAGTATCTAGTCTGCTTTATTGAGCGCGAGGGAACCTACTGGTGGGACTGGTTTTTCCGCACTCGGCTCGGATTTCGGCACTGTGTTTGCATTCAATGGTGCGAATGGTCACAACGCTGGCTGATGGTAGATTGGCGGCAATCGAGGACAGATTTCACCATCTTTTTCGACTTTGAAATAGAGGCTTTTCTTTCGCAAATGCACGCGATACATGGCACTGTGGTCGAGCTGACCCCACCAGCGCATGAGTACGATGAAGGCGGCATGATTACCTATTGCAGCAACATAATTTCTCGCTTCATGGGATTGGGAAACGCCATAATACTGACACCATACGGTTTATACCGTAGAATCCTTGCTGCTGGTGGTGAGGTCGTCTATTCCTGGAGGGACGAAGATGTTCAAATCGAGCAGTCCGAAGCAGACACCTGCACAGAAAGAACTTGAGCGAATATCCATTGAGCGCGAACGGTCGCTTCGTGTCGAGAACGCTCGCCAAACAACCAAAGTATTCAGCGATAACATCGCCTTCCGCAAAAAGCTGCGTGGCACTTTTGCGCTGCTCTCTAATGGCTTCAAAGGTTTCCTCGGATCGTCCGGCCCGTTCTCTGGTGCAAGCGCAGGTAGCGGTGGTGGATCGGCCGGTGCGGGTGGAAGTTCCGGTGGTACTTCTGGCCCCGGTGGTGGTCTAGGCGGTAGCGGCGGCGGTCCCGGTGGTGGTGGAGGTGGTCGAGGTGGTGGCGGTCGTCGAGGTGGTAGCCGAGGCGGTAGTGCTGGTGGTGATCGTCCGCTCAGGAATCGGCGCAGATGATCAAACTCAACGGCAAGCAATTACTGAAGCGATTCGGCAAAGCAAGATCAGCCCGTTCCAATTGGGAAGACTTGTGGCAGGACATTTACGACCTGACCATGCCAGCTCGCGAAGGCTTTTACGAAGTCGTGCCGGGTGAGGAGCGCACCGAAGAAATCTTCGATGAAACCGCGCTGGTGTCACTCGCTGACTTTGTTTCTCGCATCCAGCAAGGCGTCATTCCAGCTCACCTCATGTGGTTCCGGCTCGAACCGGGACCGGAGATCGAAGATCCACAGGAGCGAAAGCAGCTACAGGCGCAGCTCGACGTGGTTGGGCGGTTCATTTGGGATGCGATCGTCAACTCGAACTTTGTCAACGAGTCGCAGGAAGTCCTAACGGATATTGCCGTTGGCTGGTCAACGCTCACCATTGATGACGGCATCGACGGTAATCTACTGGCCTTCAAAGCGTTACCCCAATGCCAAACCTTTTGGGATACGGGCGGCCCGATGAAAGAAGTCGATGGTGTGTTCCGTGTCCGCGAGAAGATCAGGATCAGAGACATTAAATTGATCTGGCCTGATGCCACTGTCAGTGAAGGTCTGAAAGGAAAAATGCGCGGCGATCCCGATGCAGTGACCAACCTGGTTGAAGCAAGCTACCGCGATTGGGATGACAGGCGAACGCCTGTTTATCGCTATCAGATTGTCGCTGGCGCAGACAAGTCGATGATCATTGATACCGAAACACGCGGCCTCGGCGCGCGACCCTACGTTACGCCTCGATGGGCGGTCGCTGCAGGAGAGATATACGGGCGCGGCCCATTAGTTTCGGCCCTACCCGCTATCAGAACGACTAACCTTGTCACGGAGATGATTCTTGAAAACTCCCAAATGGCTATCAGTGGTCTTTGGCAGGTTGATGATGACGGCACGATCAATGTGGATAATGTTGAAATCGTTCCCGGTGCGGTATATGCCCGACCGCCAGATTCAAGAGGACTTGAGCGAACTGACAGTCCCTCAAATTTCAATGTTGGAGACATCATCCTGTCTCAACAGCAAGAGAACATCAGGAAGGCGCTATTCTCACAGAATCTCGGTCCTGTCGACCAGACTCCACGAAGCGCCACCGAAATCAACGCCCGAATGCAGGATCTCGCTGAACAAACTGCGGGACCGAGCGGCCGTTTGAAAACCGAATGGCTGGACAAAATGATTCAACGCATCGTGTGGCTATTCACACGCGCGGGCATACTGGAAATG